ATCATAAAAAAGAAATTGAAGCGGGTGATCATCATGATCCATCCTATCTTGAATTGTTCTGTGATCAGAACCCTAGTGAACCAGAGTGTCTAGTTTATGACGATTGACTTTGAAAACTCCCTTTTAGGAAAATATAATAATTTTAAACAAGCACAATCAGCGCCAACATTATTCTCCCAGATAGTGATACTCTGGGAGCGAATTGAAGGTGGATTGCACTCTAGACAATGGTATAGACACGAAAAAGACCATCCTTATAGAGAGGGGTATCATAAAATATCTTACACTTCTGACACAGAACTTATCGTAGAAAACTACAATACGGACTGGACAAGGAGAGAAAATTGTGATATGATATTTAAGTTCGACGGCAGGGCATGGAATGGTAAAATCTTAGGTGATATGTGTTACCGCAGGGGTGGTCAAGTCGTGTCTGAAATTACCTTAGTTAATAAGCAACTACATAGTAGAGACAAAGGATTGGACGAATTTGGCAATCGTGTATGGGGTTCTGATACCCTATACATTTTTACAAAGGGAGAATAGCTCAGCGGTAGAGCTACTCGTTTACACCGAGTCGGTCGGGGGTTCAATCCCCTCTTCTCCCATTGACAATATTATAGGATCAAACTACATGAAAAAGGTTATTATTGCAGGAGCACTCTTTGGTGCTCTCCACGCCATGACTGTTCCGGTAAATGCTGGTGAAGATAAAATCACTAAAGGATACAACAGTATGGATTCCATGGGTTGTATGCTCGTGCGGGAGTGTAAGAAAGATGTGAAAGAGGTGTTCTCATTGCTAGACATTAGTAGTGAGTATGATAATACGGCGGAGTTCACCTCACATGCTGCTGAATTCAACATGATGTTGATGACGATGAATCAGATTGGAATCAAAGTATTTCTTGCCGATGAGCGTTATTTCCCGGTGATGCATCGTGGTGTATATCATACTGTCAGTAATAATGTATATCTCAACAGGAGATATATGAATAGACCGCATGTTTTAATGCAGTTAATGCGTCATGAGGGATGGCACGCTGCTCAAGATTGTATGGCTGGAACTATTGATAATAGTATGATTGCTATTATCAAACCAGAGGAAGATGTTCCTATGATCTGGCGTGTTATGGCAAAGCGCACCTATCCTGCGTCAGCGGTCCCCTGGGAAGCGGAAGCACAATGGGCGGGTAGAACTGAAGGTATGACACAAGCAGCACTAAATGCATGTGCTAGAGGTAATATGTGGGAAGTTTATGAACCTACTCCCATGACTGGTGAATGGTTGCAAAAGAATGGGTACATTAAATGATTGATAAAAAACAACTACATCAGGTAAAAACCCAGTGGTATTATTGGTTCTGGGGTGCTGCCACTGTTGCAGTAGTCTCAGGACAAATCTATGTTGGTCAAGGTTATAGAATGATGGCAGAATCTTTTCGGTCATATGTTGAACAGTTAAGATAAATATTAAAAAACCCTAGGGTGTAATGGCATTTAATGTAGACGGTATTACTTCTGAATCTACAACCAATTTTGTTGGTAAGGATGGATTCTTTTGGTGGGTTGGTGAGGTCGAAGACAATGAAGACCCGATGGAAATTGGTAGAGTTAAAGTAAGAATTTTAGGATATTATACAAACTTTAGAGGTGGTACTGTAGGTGATCTGCCTACAAATTATCTGCCATGGGCAACAGTGTTGCAACATACTTCTCAGGCAGGTAACGATGGTCAAGGAGAATCTTCTGGTCAATTACAACCAGGTGCCATTGTTTTAGGGTTCTTCATGGATGGTGAGTATGCTCAGATGCCAATTGTTATTGGTGTGATGCGTGTTGAAAAGTCTAATAGAACATTACAAAATAGACTTTTTTCCTTTTCTAACCAAAAAATTCCTACAGGAACTGCTGTAAATAAATCTGCCACACATCCTGCTGATAATAATGCGGTTAACCCAGCAGCACCTTTAAGACAAGGAATAACTAATGTTGTTGCATACCCTGGACAAAAAACAACAAATAGTGGTTCAGAGGGATCTCCTAAAAATATAGGTAACGCAAAGATATCTGGAAGTTCATCTAATCCAATTAAACCAATTGATCCGGAGAATCCTATTCCTGTAGCGAATGGAGTTGGTGGTCCTTGGTTGAGTTTAGAGTATAAGTTAGCATATTTAATTGAAGATGTTGCTAACAACTTATCAACTCTCTTAAAATCTAATGGATATTATCTTGACATGGTGACCGGTAAGAAGGTTACTAATAGTGAACTCACTTATAGAATTGAAAATTATATTGGTGCAGTCTATGCACAGATTATTTCTGCCATGCGTGAGTCGTTAGTAAATCTTGCGACGGATCTTGAAAAGAGAAAAACACTGACCTATTCAAGTGGTGTTCCTGTAAATGTACATAAAAATATTCAATCTGCTATCAGTAAAGTTTTAACAGCATCTTGTACAATGGATGCAAACTTAGAAAAATATGTTGAGGATTCAATCAAACCAGTAAAAGATGTAGTGGATAAGTATCTCGCATCTACATTGGATAAATCGGAACTTGTAAAGAAAACTGTTGACTCTGTTGTTGAAACAATTGGTAAGACAACAAAAAGTATTATTGTAGAGATTGGTGATGTAACAAAATCTATTAAAGATTCTGTTAATGATACTGAGACTAATAATGTAATTCAGCATTGGGAAAAGCAGAGTACGATATTTGCATTAAACACCAATTTGACGGAAAAACATAAGACTAATTTAACTGGTCTTATGAAAATTCTCGCATCATTTACTAGTGCATCTTGCGATAGAAAACCATCTTATCATCTTGCACATAGACATGGATGGTTTCCTTTATATGGTGTCAATCATGGCACACCAGATCTAATAGAAAAATTTTCTAAAGTTAGAGGCGAAGATGGTGATAGATTATTTTCTCTCATGTTTAACGATGCTGATCCATACTTAACAACAGCAAAAAACCATCCCAATGGTTCTTATGATTTATATCTTGCTACGCCTGGTAGACAGGGAGAGGTACATAAGCGTGCTAATGGCACAACTCACACATCTATTTCATATAATAATGCACAATATGCTGAGAAGATTGCAAGAGATAATTATCGCAAAGCAAATCCGGATGCAACCGATGAAGTAGTAGAAGCATATGTTGCTGAGTATATAAAAACTTCAACTGGAGGATTGGGTGATACTGGTAATCTCGTTGCTGATCATATTACATATGCTGGTGTATTAACTCAGGAAGTTCACGGTGATGATTGTAAGTTAGTCAATAAAGATTATGTTAGAACTGTTGAGGGTGATTACTATCTGAAGGTCAGTGGTAACATGCACATCGAAGTTGGCGGAGGATTTTTTCTTGGTGCCGAAGGATATGCAAAACATGGCATCATTCAGCAACATCAACTTAGATTTGGGTCTGATGTTAATATGAATGTTGTTGGTGCTAAATTTGAGTTACAATCATCCGAATCTATTATCTCATCGGTTATTACAAAAATTACTGGTAGTATGTACGAAAATTCATGTGATCAACAGAACATGAGCAGTCTTGAATTAAATATGTCTTCAGAAAGTTCTATATCAATGATTACACCTCACTTATTACAGTTAATTAATCTTGAAGATTATGAATCCCCTAAAAGATTGACTGGATTAAGAACTGTTGTTCGTGGTGGTGTTGAATTACTGATGGATCCTTCAGATATTAGTAACTATAGATTATCTTTAACTAATGATAGTTCTCTGTATAAGGATTCTATCGCAGATCCAGATCGGTATAGAATCTTAAGAAAAGATGTCCAGTTGACACAGTTCTGATATGCTGCTATAATATGAGGGTACTCAAGGGATCTCCCTCATGCCCACCGACGAACTCCAACAAGTATTTGTCAATTTTTCAAAGCGCAGCATCAATCTTCTTGATAATGAAGGTTACGAAAAGACTGTAAATTGGAAATGGGATGCTGAAGGTGCTGAGGGATTTGCAGAGACCGTATCTGTACTACATAATGTACTTGATCATAACATGATCACCTATCAATGTGCTGTAAAATGATTGGACCTATTGGAGTTACTGAAGAACAAGCAGAAAAGTATCTAGAGTTTTTGGTTGAACTTACTGATAATCAAAGAGTCATTTGGAAAATCACTAGAGCAGATGGGAAATCTGTGATGATGGTTCCTGTTAATGAAATTCCTCCTGTATCTGAAGAAATTCAAAATCAAGTTGAGGAGTTTCAAAAACAATTTTTAAAAGATAACGAATTACCTAATGAGACCTGAAACACGAGAAGCAATGGAAAAATTGTGGTCAGCAAAATGGAACTTGCCAAAGGCGGCAAAACATGCTAATCTGACCACGAAAGAAATGAAAATCACTTTTAATGAGTATTGTTACTTTCATCCTCCAACTTACGATGGGAGCGTGGCGGAATCGGTAGACGCACCAGACTTAAAATCTGTTGAGAATTAATCTCGTGGGGGTTCAAGTCCCCCCGCTCCTATTATATCAATATTATGGAAGATAAAAAACAAAAACTCATTGAAATGATCATGCAAAATGAAGATGACTATTGGTGTCTTCCTCAATATGGATTGATTGCTGATTGGTATCTTCGTTATTGGTATCTACATATTGCAGTTATGCAACTTCTAGAAATACAAGATGATTATCAAGGACCATGGCCCTTGAGA